AATTGTCAAGGTGTTAGACTCATACGCTGCAGTATAGTCAGTGGTCTTTTCAATCGGCACAAATGTTTCCGCAAAGAAACACTTGATTTCCAGTTCCTTCGCCTCATAATGTCCGCTTGAATTTACAAGGGTAATCGTCAGCACACCGTCTTCATACGATACCGTGTAATCAGTAGTGAGCGAGAGTGTATTTTCCCCATACTTCACTACGAGGGTGTCTTTGTTTAGGCCAACTACAGTTATTGAGGCTTCATGATTTTCCACGGCCAGAGTCTCAGTAATAAAGTCAAGGGCAAATACTTTTAACAAGGCCGCACGAAGCCCAGCCCGTGCTTTTGTAGCCTGATGATTTGATACGGTCAGGACCTCAACCAAGTCGTCAGTTATGTCGCTGCCCCATGGAATCAGGCTGCCGTTTGAAGCTCTTGCTATCAGGGTACCTCTTTTGAGTTTCCCATAACCCGAAGCAAGAGACGCATGGATAACATCTGCAGGATAAGCAGAATTGATGAGGCCATCATATTCCATAGCCCCAATAGATTCATTCATGATAATGCTCATGCTTATCTACCTCCCGTACGCGCTTTTTTGACCGCCTCAATTCCTGCGTCTACAACTGCTTCAACGCTTTTCTTGGGGTCATCCTCTCCGCCGTTCGGAGCTGCGCTGACACTGGATGCATTGGAAGCCTGGTAGTCTTTCTTGACGTCTTCAAGGTGCTGCTCTCCCTGTTTGGCCTGCTTCTGCATAGCCCTGAAAGCAAGCTCCTGAGCTGAACAAGCTTTTTCTCCGTATTTTGCTTCTTTCACCAGGTCAGGATCACTGATTGCAGATGCGATCTCATCAATCTCCTGCAAACGCTTCCGCTCTGCCTGAACTGCATCATTAACAGCCTTCTGCTCTGCAGCTTTCTGGTCAGCAGATGCGGCAGCTTTCGCCTCGGCTTCGATCTGTTTTACCAGCTCCGGGTATTCAGCCCTAAGCTCTTCAATAGTTTTTGCCATGGTTACATTTCCTCCTTCTTCGCTGCCGGTTTCTGCCGGCATGTTATTATTTGTCTTAACCGGCGCATTTGCACCGGGGTTGACCGTTTGAATATATTCAGGCAACTTCGATGGAAGCGGACTCATTAACCGAATCGCACGCCCATTCACATAAATAGTGCTTCGGTCTGCACTGGCTGCTATACTGACCGGTTCAGCATCATCCAGTAATTCATCCGCAAAACCTTTGTCAACAGCCTCTTTGCCTGTCATATAAGTGGTTTCAGCCATCATGTGTTTAATTACTGTTTCTGAGAGATTGGTTTTACGCTTATAAATTGATACCTGGGCTTTGTCCCAGGCGTCATTTGAATCTGCTATCTGCCGCAGTTCATCCGCGTTATACCAGCCGAACAGGAGGCGTATGCACTTATGTATCATGATGATGCTTGAGGGGTTTACCCGAACCGTATCGCAAGCGCACATGATAAGCGAGCCTCCGGACATTGCCATTCCATCTACGATACAAATCAGTTTTTTGCCTTTGGCTGCAAGTTCCCTGAGCCGGTTATGAATGAGTATGGCAACACCGGCATCGCCACCGATGCTGTTCATGCGGATAATAATTGTCTTTGCACCCTCAATGGATTTGAGGTCCTCCAGAAACTCACTTTGAGTTATAAATTCTCCTTCGATCGGTTCTCCCCACCAATCAGTAGGCTGCTGCTCCACGATTTCACCATACATGGTTATCTCGGCAGTATCGCCGTCGACAATAGCCATGGTATAGCAGTTGCGCTCAATCTTGATATTGGGGAGCTTTTTCCCAAACATGCCTGACAAAATATTAGGCATCCGTCTCACTTCCTTCCGTATCATTATCAGCAAGCGTGGCCATGTAATTGCCGCCGCCGGCTTTCTTAAGCAGCTCGTTTTCCCTTGCCAGCTGTTCCAGGTTTTCTTCCCAGTCGCCACCGTTCAGCTCAACCGTCACTTCTTCATGTGTCTTGAACCCACGGTCGACATACATAATTGCTGCCTTTGCCTCTTTGGTCGGATCGAGCTGTCCTTGAGCCGGGCCTATCCATCGAGCGCCACACCAGGCCATGCGAACGAGAGGATCACTGAAAAATCCGGGTGCTTTTATGCGTCCCCGGGCCACGGCTTCCGTTAACCAGAGCTCGTATATCGGCTGGCAGAAATCATTGACAAACCACTGCCGGCGCATCTTGAATGCTTCCCAGGCATGGAGCAGGGCACCGCGGCTTGCAGAATAGCTTGAATTGAAATTCTTTAAGAGGATATCCTTCGGAATCTCAAGGGCTGCTCCGATAAGCTCGCATATCGTTTCAACAAAATCTTTGAATCCGGATGTAGGTATATTGGGGTTGCCGAACACGATATCCTCATTTTCTCCCAGGTGGTTAACCGTTCCCGGTCCCATTTCATATTCGTTGTCGCTTGTTGAAACCTCTGCCGGCTCTTCACCATCCAATCCGACAATATCTCCACCGGCCTCATTCACCGGAATTTCCGTTGTATCAGTATTTGTCTTTATCCACGCAGTAAAAAACGACTGAACCAGCGCTGCCATCAGTTCGCTCTCCGTATAACGGCGAAGCTGCAGCAATTCCTCAATTACTGGTGCTAAATAAGTAACCCCACGGTATTGGTCAGGCCTTTCCGAATCCATGATATGCAGAATATTTGGCAACCCGGTTAATTCACCGTATGCCGGAACGCGCACCCATTCTGTTTTTTCTGTTGTCAGTTGATACGGGTATGTATTCCGGACATAATAGGCCACGATCATGCCTTCCTTATCCACTTCAACACCGTCAAATATTCGATTACCGTCCTTTGTCTTGCCATCAGTAATGCTTGGCGAGATAAGGTTTGCATTGTCTGTCGGTGTTGAAACGCGGTCAGCTTCTATCAAATGAACACGCAGGGAGTAGGGGGATAATTTTGTCGGTTCATACCGCTTAATCAGCGCGAACACATCGCCGCTCATTAACCATGATTGGAGTGCGAGCTGCTGTAAGCCAGCAAAGTCGTTAACACCAATAGCATCACAGTTTTGCTTATGGTTCGTCCAGAGCGCAAACTCAGCTTCGGTCCTGCGCTGCCATTCCTTTGCCGCTTCCGGTGTCAAGCCTAAAATATCACGGTCAATCCTGGATCTGAATTGCAATCCCATCCCGATTATACTGGTGCGGTTTGTCTTTATGGCCGAAGCTGCAACAGGGGATGCCATGTAAAGTATGCGGCCACGCTGCCGGAGCGTAGCATTATTCCAGTCGATATCCTCTCGCGGACTTCCGCTTTGAGCCGTAAATGCTTTGAGAGCTCTTTTATAATAACTTGCCCCCGCTTCACTATAGCCTTTTGCCTGCGGGCGTCCGCTGCGTCGGCTTATATGTTTATTGCTCAATTTATCGCCTCCAATCTTTACAAATTGAACGGAATGTCCAGTGGCGAAAGGAGCAAACTCCGCCGGACATTCCGTTGGCAAAGTCCTTTCGGACTTATACCCATTACCAGTCACGCGGAACTATACCAAAAGCCTTCCTCGGCTTTCGGCCGCGTAATATTGCGGTGTATTCATCGACTTTCCGCTCAGCTTCCTCGATTTCTGCCTTGAGTTTCGGCAAATCAAACCGGGTGAGAGAGCGGTCATCTATCGTATAGCTTTGAACGCCCCCTTCAACAAGAGCGAGATAAGCAGCTCTCAGTTTGGCAAGTGCATCCTTCCAAAATTGAAGCCTTGCCTTTATTTCAGTCATATCAGCCATTTAAGGAACCCTCCTTACCAATCGTTAAAAAACTTGTTCAACGCGCTGCTGGGTTTTTTCTTTTGCTTCACAGGTTGTTTACGCGGCTCCGATATCGGTTTATTGTCTTTTGCTTCCTTTATCCGTTTGTCTATTGCATCCAAATCAATAGGCAAGGCCTTGAACGCTGCAAGAGCATAGTTGCGACAGTCTAACGCTTCATTCCGTTCATGGCCGGGTATCTTTTCCCATACCCACGGATTTTTCCGCTCAGGTTTATATACTAACCGCTCGGATAACAGCCCTTTAAAATATGCTGGGCCATAATCATCGCGTTTGGGGAAATGGCAATACTTCGGTCCTGGTGTTTGCACCTTGAGGTTATCCATGATAATCTGTTTGCCTGCATCAACGCCGATAGTATATTGCCAACAGGTACCGAGACTTTTCCCTTTGATGATGAATTTCTGTTTTTTAGGCGGGGAGGTATATGGGATTCCGTCACCGCCGCGGCCTTTGACAGCAAACACCTTTTTGCTTAACCGCTCCCGGCAATGGTATCTGACTTCCTGAGTAAAGTGTCCGCCTTCATCAACAAAGGTCATTGATATGCGCAGGCCTACACCGTTTTTGAAGTAATAGACTTTATCTATGATGTCATCGAGCTGCTTCCATACATCCGGATTATCTGGCCGTCCCATGATGATGCCTTTTTTAATGCCCCAGCTCTCACCGAAGTGGCCGAAACCAACCACTTCAAATTCAAGCCTGTCGTCCTGGGTATCAACGCCACAGGTTAAGACAAGAACACCGTCCGGCAGCTCAGCTTCATACTGCTCACGTCTTGCCATAATACTATCTTCATCTTCCAGATCGCCGCGGTCTTCCCACAGCTCACCGAAGCGAGTATTATAAACAACCTGCAGTTTTTTGCTGCTACCCAAAGCATTCAGATATTCCAGGATGGTAGATTGCCACGAGGCCCAAGGGCTCACGAAAGCATTCAGCCAAAACGAACGACAGCCATTGAGGTGGTATGCGTCAGGATTCTCCGCTATCCATTTGGCCGGCTGGCTTTTTACCTGTTTTTCTGTGGAAATCGCACCACAACTGGGGCAAATATACCTGATATTGCTTACCGAATATGTCTTTTTTCCGGCCACAATTTTCTCTTCGTAATCGTAGCGAATATCAGAAAAAGTGATGTTATTGTACTCACCGCAGTGAGGGCAGGCCACGCACCAGCGCTCCATAGTGCCGGTAGCATATGCCGCTTCAATGTTACTCGCATTTTTGATTGTGGGCGTGGACACTTCAACAGCCTTCGCATTATAGAAAGTTATTTGCCTGGCCCTGGCAAGTTCCCAGGGGTCACCTTCATTGCCGGCCGATGTAGCCCATCTGTCACGTTCGTCACCGAGTATGTATCGTATTGGCTTCGACGCCAGGGAATGCGCTTCAGTTGAACCGCATAAAGTTAATATTCCGCCCGGGTATGTTTTTTGCAGAATAGTGTTTCCGCTGTCCCGGCTTTTCGGCTCCGCAACCTTTTTCCTGAGTGACGGGCAGTCCCGGATCATGGGAGCGATACGGAGCTTTGAATAATCTTTAGCATCAATGGTTGTCGGGTGAATAAAGAGGATGGAGCCTGGATCCTCATCAATGATATACCCGATAATGTTATTGAGCAGCTCGGACTTACCAACCTGAGAAGCTGCCACCATAACAATACGCTTGACCTTCGGATCCGTAAAAGCATCCATTGGCTCTTTGAGATAGGGAGTCCTATATGTCCGCCAGGGTCCTGGTTCAGCACTGCTTTCAGGAGAGAGACGGCGTTTTTTGTCAGCCCACTCCGTAACGGTCAGGTTTTCAGGAGGCTTCATTGCTGCAATGGCTTTTGCAATTGCAGCGTTCAATCGTTTCGCATCACTCTTCGTCGTCATGGATATCTCCGCTTTCTACGTCCCAGCTCCTGCGTTCCCGGACTCTTTCTTCATACTTTTTCGGGTCGTATTTGTAATTTGAGAGCTCCTCCATGACTTTATAGACTTCCCGGCGTATTATCTCTGCTGCTTCGGCAGGATCCTGTGTTGATGCAACATCAACTGCAAGCCTGCCGGGCAGGGCCAACAGCATGCTCCGGATATTGTATATTAAATCCTCGGTCATAGCTGCCACATCTTCGGACCGGTGCATTTTGCCCTGAAGCTCTTTCGCTTCCAGTACCGCGATTATGGCCTTGGCTTTTTTAATGCTGATTTCAGCTTCCTGCTTCTCTTTCTCTGCAGCGTTGTCGGCTTTTTTCTCCTCTGCTGTGTTCAGGCGCTCTTCCAGCATCGCGGTATAAGCTCTCATGGTTGCTAAAAGGTCAAAAAGCGAGCCGTGGGGAGTGCTTTTCTTGTTAAGCGTTCCCTGGCTGACCAATTGGCCGATCCATTGATTGCTTTTGCCCGTCATTGCACAAATGTCCGCAGTTTTTACGAATATTGGCGTTCCGGCGCGCAGCACATAGACAGCGCCGTCTTCGATAACCGCCTCTGGCTTCTTTTTTTGCGCTGCCATTGGCTCCACTCCTTTCCATCATCGTAAAATTGCTTTCGATTCTCTGCCTGACACCCCAGGGGGAGGAAGATGCCAGGCACAAAACCGAAATTTGAGGAAATTTTTAATTAAAGTTCCCGAATTTTTTGCCTCACTAACTGAATTTTTTTCGGGGTCGGCGAGCCCGCAAAGAAATTTTTCCCTTTCCCAGTACCTTTTTTCTACCAGCCATTTCCAAAAATGCATGGCTTTTATTTAATTACAGGCCTATGGGGTTGGGTGATTGCGCCTTTGCGTCTTTCCACTCTTCCGGTATAGCTGCTTGGCTTCTTCAGCGTCTCTCCCCGCATGGGGAGAGTGGATTGAAATAAAATAAAATAGCGACCCCTCTCAGGAGCCGCTCGGCTGATTAGAATTTTACAACTACAGAATATCATATTTTGAATATAAAGATTCTGCCCATTTTGTGCCAAAAATGCTGCCATATACTGCATAACCTTAGTCACGCTCTATCCATTGTATGCCAAAAAGCAGGGCACTCATTTTCTCACATGCTGCATCAAAATCCTTATAAACAGTCCGGACGTCAATATTCTCCCGTTGAGCGATTTCGCTCACTGTTGGATGATTGTCTACCAGGCACATCGATTCTAATACGCGGTACCGGCGCTGGTCCTCAGGTTTTTTAGAATTACAGCAAATAACTTGATAGGCCTGCAGCATTGCATCTATATGTGTCAGCATAATAGCAGATCTCGCTTTTGAACGAACAATGGCTGTAACATCAATTCTGTCTTCATTTTCCATGAGATCCTTAAAAAACTCAAAGTCTTCCTGAGTAACCTCCGACAGGGAAGCGATAGCATCACCGGCATGAATTTTAATTTCCCGGTAGTTTCGCATTAACCGTTTAGTGTCTCTTAACCTCCGGTCAATTCGTGCCTTCCTTTCTTTTTCTTTTTCCTTGGCATATACTTCGAGTGCCATTTTAGCCCCAACCTCTGCAGCTACCCGAATGATACTGTCTTTTGACTTTTCTTTAGCCATACATTCTCACCCCTCATTAGTCATTTTTTCTTGAAGTATTCCGCTTTAGGGCAAGTGCTGAAATGCGATATGTAACCCAGGCCCGTAGCGTTGCTCAAGTTGCCCTCAAACTCACAGCTCAGGACCTCACCGTTCGGCGTAACGACTTTACCTGGAGCTTTTGGTTTCTGCCAGTACGGTACCGGCTCAGGATCACATGGCATGCTTTTTCCGGAATTGGTTTTTATCCATACTATTTCAGCACCACACCCGCCCTCCTATCTCATCTATGATTGAAATGGCTTCGTTTGCATACATCTCAACTTTATCTGGCATTTCTCTTACACAATTGATTGCATGAAGGTTATCTTTTATTTCTTCAAGCGCCTCCCGCACCTGTTCCACCTGTGCCCGCAGTTGCTCGTTCTCTGCCTGCAAGGCTTCGATAGCTTCAGCAGCCTCATCTATTAGCCTGTCTATATGCGTCCATCCAGACATGCGATTGTTTTTTCGCAATTTCTCTAGCAATTCTTCATACATGCCATTCATACACTTCCCT